CTAGGGTTTGCTGGTCATCACTGAGAATCTTTTGTAGCACCCGGCAGTGCCTGGCTTGCCCAGGCTATACCGTGCAGTCATCAGTTCGACTCCTGCCTTCTGGCAGTCCTCCTGCGACTTGTAAGCGCCGTGTAGCTCGTAGCCTGCGCCTAAGGCGATTATCAGCATCCATTCGATCATGCTCGCTCCTGCGATTTTCAGCATCCGGGTGGGGGTGCTGTTACACCCCCACTTTACCGTGGTATCCCACGGCCTGCCGGTCACTCAGAATCGATAATCACATCCCCTGATTCTGAAAGCCTTGCGTAAGGCACTGATTTTTCAAGGATTTTGTGCACCAGCTCGCTGTCGCGTAATGGCTGCTTTCCTTGCTTAATCAGTATCTTATTGAATTATATAGCTTTTTGCCGAATAGCTTCCTGCTCGGCAGTCGTCAGTCTTACGTTCGTGGCCATGCCATCACCGTTCATCAAATTCCCTCTAATAATACATGTGTGCACGTTGACACGTATTGACGTGTGCAGTTCCACATGTGTACATTCCTCTTCCATGTTACTTGTGTGCATGTGTAAGGACGCTCCGCATGATGATCGACTGGCTCACCGTTTCCCAGGAGCACGACCACGACCTACCTGTGGTCTGTGACGTTTTCACGTTGACCATCGATTCCAATACCAACGAGGTCTTGAGTACTCGCCAGCCTCGTTTTAAACATGAAGCCAGCCATTCCACGTCCGTTACGATCCATGTTCAGGGTCGAAAAGTTCGTGTCGAAGGCAATCCCAGTAGAGTAGGGCGTCTTGATAACCTTTTTGGATACACTTCAGTCGAACAGTGCATATCTGTCTATAACGCGCTTTTGCGTGAATACGGGCTTCCTGCTTTCACCCGTTGCACACGCCTTGCTCTCCGCCAAGGCGCATCAGGCTCTAAATCGAGTGATCTTGTTGCCGATGGGGCCAAGATTGAACGAATCGACCTGACAACTAATATCGCATTAGGTGAGGGCAATGTTCTTGCCTACCTTCGTGGCGTATCTAGTCAGAGAATTGGCCACTCAATAGGTTTTCTATATCCAAATGGCCGAACTGTTTCTTGGACCCCAAAGGGCAATGGGCAGGGCGGTCGTCTTCAATATCGTAAGGGTTACGATAAAGCATTTGAAATGGATCAGAACCTTCTTCCTAAGATTAAGCGTCTTTATGGTGAGGATTCCGAGCAATTTAAGTATGTAACTGATCTTCGTAACTACTGTTTTCAGAACGGCGTTGTCCGTATGGAACAAGAATTAAAGAGTGAATTCCTCCAGCGAGAGGCCCTGTGTTATTGGGGTATGTTTAACGAAAGCCGTTTTGGCGACCTCCACCGCGAGTTTCTTAAAATAGACGAAAGGTTAAAGGTGACAGCTATGGATATAGTTAGCATCAGTGAGCAATTGGTTGCTGAGAAAGTCGTTGATTCTACTCGTTCAGCCAATACCACAGCTATGTATGCAATCCAGTGGATGCATGGTCAGGTTTTTGACTTCAATAAGAAGCAAGTCCAAACTCATGCCGCCCGCCTTAATCGTATTGGCATAAATATCCGTAATGCTTGTGATACCTCTCGTTTTGCACCTGTATTTGTTCGCCAGTGCCGTGAGGTAAGTAAGTCTAGTCTTGTTGTTCCTGTTTGGTATCGTCGTGCCAATCATTTGCAGTTGGCAGCATGAAGACTGTAAGCCTTCAAGGCATTCAGCTTTCACCTGGACAACGTCGCATGCTTGAACATCAGCGTCACGTTCGCGAGTTTATGAATCCTGTTCTGACCCAGCAAGTAGCAGAAACACTTGCTGTAATTGAAGTTCGGAAAGAGCAGGGCGCTAAACCTGAGCGTATTTGGTTTCTTGATCGTCAAGAAAAAGGTACACCGTCAATGGCCGAGTGGATGGGTTACTGATGCTTATTATTTCTGCTGTATTTATTGTCTTCGGCCTCATTGCCGGAGTTGTTATTTGGATTTCGGAGCAGTGACATGGAAAAGTCTTCATATCAACAACTTCGTTATGCCGTGGAGTCCGAGCTTGATAATTTTAACTCTGGCAACGCTGACGATACTGCTTTCGTCAATTCGCTTATGCGTCTGTTTTTACAGGCTTCATCAGCTGAACAAGTACGCTCGCAAATAGCCAAGCGTCAGTTTCTCACGTTTCGCCGTGTTCCAAATCTTATTCCGCCCAGTTGGGCATATCGTAATCCGAGCTTAAGTTCTCGGCTACCAACACTGTAAGGGGCAACAACATGTCAACTCCACTCGTTATGCTTGTAGAGGTTACCGGCGATATCACTCGTCGTGGTAACGCTGCTAAATCCGGCAAGCCATATGCTCTTTACAAGGCATTCGTTCATCTTCCCGGTTACCCTTATCCTCAAGAAGGTTCTTTCTATGCTGAGGGTGATTCTAATGTCCCTCAGCCTGGCACTTATGAGTGTGACTACTCATTTACCATGAAAGACGGTCGTCCTGTTCTTAGTGATATTGACCCTCGTCAGGGTCGCCGTAAGAATATTCCTCCTCTTTCTGCTGCAATGAACGCTCAGAAGGCTGGCTAACATGAATTTTCTGGGCTGTGACGGAATGTGGCAAGTTCAGTCTGACGGTACTCCCGTTTGTACTGGCCAACTTCAAACTTTCACAGTCCAAGAAATGCGGGACTCTCTCAGTCCTGCTATTACCGCAGAACAACGGATGGAAATAACTGGTGCACTTTTTGGCCTCTTTGTTTTCGTCTGGGTCTGCAAAACCGTCCGCAATTCATTTTGATTTGGTGATATATGAAAAACAAACTGCTCCTCCTCTGCAAATCTGGCCGTGCTCAACTTGTAGCCGCTTCGATCGCGATGGCAACTGCCTCGCCTTCTTTCGCTGCTGGTGAAACCATCGACACTGCCGAAGCCCTGGGCTATGTCGCCGCTGCTGTTGTTGCTGCCGCCGCTGTTACCGCCGCCATGTTCGGTCTGACTGCTCTGATCGGTGCTGGCAAGAAAGCAATGCGCGCAGGGACCTAATCAACCCTGTTTGCCCGGTGGGAGTCTTTCCCTCCGGGCTTTTTTTTGTCTGGAGAAAATCATGGGGACATCAAAATGTATATTGATCCGAATGACTTCGTTTGGTTTTGGGTTACGGCATCTTTGTTCTTACTCTGCACCGGTCGTTAAGTTCTTTCTGTCTTTTGGTCTTTTTTTATTTGTGTCGAATTCTTATGCGGCTATCACTTATAAAGGCCCGTATACAGGTGCTACTTATTCCAGTGGTATTGAGGCGTGTGTAGCTGAAGGTGCCATTGCCGGTTCAGAAGTTAATCCTAGATGGATATACGGTCGAACTTATGATTGTGGCAATGGATGGTCCGTCGCTGGCGGTGGCTCATGTTCAGATAGCGAGACGTTTGATTCTGTTTCAGGCCAATGTATCACTACGCCTGTAGTTACACCTGTTCCTGATACTCCCGCTACTGATCAGCAGAAATGTTTAGATGCCAAAGGTGCAGTTCAAAAAAGTTATAGTTGGAATCAATCATCTGATATTCCCGTTCCTCCAGCTCCCGGTGGTTGTGCAACTACTATATCTGGAGTAGGCATTTGTACTGCTGCTGCATCAGGCGGCTTTACCTGCACAGCAGATATCACGATAACTGGTGAACTTTACGTTCCTCCAGCTCCATCACCTTCACCTGATCCAACACCAACTCCTACGCCTGGCACTGGTACTGGCGACACTGGCACAGGTTCTGGTTCCGGCAGTGGCTCTGGTAGTGGTTCAGGCTCTGGTAGTGCCTCTGGTTCTGGTTCTGGCAGTGGTTCAGGCTCAGGTTCCGGTAGTGGCTCTGGTAGTGGATCAGGCTCTGGTAGCGGTTCTGGTTCTGGTTCTGGCTCTGGCAGTGGTTCAGGCTCAGGTTCCGGTAGTGGTACTGGTTCAGGCTCAGGTTCTGGTAGCGGATCAGGCAGTGGTTCAGGTTCTGGTTCCGGCACTGGTGATGGTACTTGTGAAGGTGACAAATGCGGTGAGGATGACGCTCAGGTTTCTGGTGATATGCAGTGTCAAACTGTAGTTTCTTGCACCGGTGATGTAATTCAATGCGCTGTACTTCGTCAGGAACAACAATCACGTTGCGCTGATAAAGAATATCGCGATCTTACTGAGAAAAAGATAGCTGACTTAAAGTCCGAACTTCAATCAGAGTTTGCTGGAGAAGACTACAAGCCTATTAAGCCTGATTCTGATTCTACGTTTGATCTCACATCAATGATTGATACTAGCAGTCGCTTTGGTGCTTCTTGTCCTGTTCTTAGCACTGTTAGCGTCCCCTTGTTTGCCGGTCGTAATGTTTCCTTTGACCCCAATGTTCCCGGACTTTGTACATTCTTCACTTTTATGGGTTATTTAATGGTTGCCTTCGCTATGCGTCGTGCTGCTGAAATTATCGCAACTGGAGTCTGATAAATGCCTGCAATTATTGGCTTGTTTATTCGTATGCTTGGTTTGTCTATTGTTCCCCTAGGCTGGAAGCTTTTACGCGGACTTGGTTTTGCTGCAATAAGTTATATCGGCATTGAAGCTGCTCTCGATAAGGCTAAGGTTTATGCTTTCTCCCAGCTTGGCAGTTTGCCTGCTGACTGGATTTCAGTCCTTGGAATGCTCAAGGTTGATGTTTGTTTGAATATCTTATTTTCTGCATATATTGCCCGCGCCTTGCTTGCTGGCATGAATAAGGCTGGCAGCAAAACAACTATGAAATGGACACCTAAGGAGTAGGGCGCATGTTAATTCTTCGTACTGGTTTGCCTGGAGCTGGCAAGACTCTCAACACAATTAAAGAGATTGATTTGGAGCATGCTGCCGATCCAGATAATCCCTTGCTTCGTCTTCACAAGGATCCTGACGATCCAAATTTACCCCCGCGTGTCATTTATTATCATGGCATTCCTGAACTTAAAGTAGATAAGCTTAAGTCTAACTGGGTTGAATGGGACACTCCTGAGCTATGGTACAACTTGCCAGATGGCTGCGTTATCGTAATAGATGAGGCTCAAGGCACTTTCGGTACTGACGTTCGTGGTCGTGTTGAAAAGATCACCCGTTTTGAGAAGCATCGTCACCATGGTTGGGATGTTCATATAATTACCCAGCATCCATCACTTATCTGCTCGCCTGTCAGGAAGCTTGTAGGAAGGCATATTAACTTTATCCGCCCATATGGCAGGACTAAAGGCATATTCCGTCATGAGTACGAAATGTGTATTGACAGGCCTGAGAATCGCACTAATTTCAAGATGGCTCAGGAGTCGAAAATTGAGTTCGATAGTCATTACTTTGGCCTTTATAAGTCATCAACCGTTCATACTCATAAAAAGGTCACGCCTAGTTATTACAAGGTTATCCCTTTGCTTATCGCTGCTGTTCTCATACCTATCGCTTTGCTTGGTGGTGGTTTCTGGTACATCATGAAGAGTAAAGCCCCTGAAAGTGAGGCTCCTGTTGTCTCTCATTCTGAATTAAAACCATCTGAGCCCAAGCATTCGACTTTACAGTCTTCTGCCGTCAACACTCCAGGTCGATCAGTTCAGCCAGCTCAGGAATATGTACAGCAGTACAAGCCTAGAATTGCTGACGTTGAGTCGTCTGCACCTAGATATGACGAAACCAACAAGGCTCGGGATTTTCCACGTCCAACGTGTATGGCTTCTACCGATGTTCGTATGTTGCTGACTGCGAAGTCTAGAGGTCTGAGCACGGGTTCATTTAATGGAGAGGACACTGTCTGCCAGTGCTATTCACAGCAGGCTACACGCATGACTACTTCTTTTGATTTCTGCATGTCAGTTGTTCAGAACGGTTATTTTGATGACACCAAACAGCAGCCAGCGTATGCCACACCGGCCGGTCTTTCCTCAAACCGCCTTAATGATATGCGCGACGGTCAGCAGCGAGGGCTCGCAGCTGTGGACCAGAGCGCTCAATCTACAAAGCCTTCACGGTTCAACATCATTCCTGATACCAGTCGCACTCAGAGGACCATCAAATGAAAGCTCTTGAGCTTATGTACAGATTCAATCCTGTCGTCGAGCGCCTAGACCTCTGTAACTCTCATGTTATCGACTGGAAGTGGCACCTGCAGGAAACCCGTCCTCATTTCTGGTGGCGTTTCCGCTGCTGGCTGTTATAACTCGACTAAACGGTAATTTAGTTGAGTTATGCTTTTTGGTGATTAAAAGGACTGTACATCGAGGCCGGCATTGAATCCAGAGGTACGCATAATGTATATTATGTTAAATTACGTGCTTCCTTATGTTGTCCGCCTGTAGCCGCCATCAACAACCCAGAGCTTCAACCCTATCAACTTGAGCTTCCTCAGCGAACAATACTCCCAACACCTCGGCTACCACATGCGAAGCTACAATCCCGAACGACTCTCAATAGAGTGCTCTGGCAGAACGTCTTGTACGCGATCGGAAGCGCTATCGGCTTGGAAATGTATGAGCTGTTTGGCATTTTTTGACGTTGGCTCAAGCCTGGTATGCTCAACTGAGGCGGATATGGCCGGTGCGTTCATGTCCTGAATTAATTCGAAAGACAAATCGCGTTACCAAGCGTTGCGCGATTTAGCAGCAAATTGATAGCTTAGCCACCAACATTTACACGTTGTAGGTTGTCTTGGCCGCCATTGGTCTTCAGCAACCTGCAACGCTGATCAGTCGCTCAGGGAAGATGAGGTACCGCAGATGGACAAGCACGCCCCCGAGCACCTGCTCCGCCTTCTAGCCCAAGGCGCCTCGCTGTGTGGCACCGACAGGGCCGAAGCGTTTACCGTGCTTCAAAGAGCATCCGCATTGCTCTGGCGCCTGGAGCCTAGCGCTCCCCCCATGTCAGCGATCAAGCTTGAAAATCAGCTTAGCCTACCCTTGGAAAAGTGGTTGCCGGATGCACTGAGGCTAGATTATTCGGGCCCACTGCTTTACTCCAACATCGCGACGCAGACCTGCAACGAAATGCTGCTTGAGCTCGACGTCAGTCAGCTCTGGGAAGAAGTCCAGGCAAGCGTAAATAGGGTCAAGCAGGCGTGTCGGCTGCGGGCAGAGGGAGAAATTCACTACCGCAACTTCAGGCTTTTCCTCATTGAGCACGGCGTGATCTTTCCGTCTGAAGCCCAAGATGTCTTCATCCCGCTCAACCTCTCCCTGAACGAGTTCTACGACCCCATCCCCCTCCATCTGTATCACAACGGCTTAGTCTACTTGTGCCCGGAATGCCGGTGGCCAATGAATGCCCAGCGGCACGAAGTCAGCTGCGACTCAGCCTGGTGCCAAGACAAAAAAAGCCTTTTTGTTCGTGAAGGTACAAGCCTTCTCAACCGTGTGAACAACAGCGTGCTGCATGGCCAGCCGGTCGATGGCCGTCTGATGCTCAAACCTGCGCTGTGGAAATTCACCCTGCAGCCAGGACTTATCGAAATCGCCCTGGCGAGTACGCTGGCGGGAAAAGGGTTTGATGTGAGTCTCTGGCCGGATGTGGATCGAACAGACCTCCGTATCCAGTTAGGCCTTATTGAGCAGGACATCGATGCCAAGGTTTGGGTGTCCCCTTACGAGTTGGCCAAACACATCGAATCGATCCCCTCCAGCAAACCACGTTGGATCGTGATTCCTGACTATCAGCGGGAGAGCATTCCGTTTCTACGCCAGCGCTGCAAGTCTGGGGTGAGTGTATTTACCCAAAGCCAGTGTGTGAAGGAGGCCCTGAAACATGCTCCCCCTTTCTGATACCAGCGTCATACTGTTCCTCGCCTTAGCCGCGCGTTACGTCGGCAACGAACCCATGGTGGCGGACGCAGCAGCGCTCTGCGCGGGTCGCACACGAGGCTGGAGCACTTGGTACGTGCTATCCGAGCCTGACCAGCTACTTATCGCTGAAGGCTTGCGCCTACGCCCATCCTCCGTGGCGCAGCCCAAACGCTTCGTGATGACCGCAGAGGAAATTATCAAGGGCGAACGTAGCCCCTTTGAGTTAGTCGACTCTGGCAAGCTCAGCAGTGAGCTCCACGAGCAGGATTGCTATCGCGTTTCACCCCACCTGAACGTCGATCAGCTCATCAGGGAGCACCTAGATGCGTTGAGATATGGGCGCCCCCCATCGGTTCATGCACAGATTCCAGACTCAGGGGATGTCGTTCTCAAGCACATCACAGGTGATCAGGTCAGGGTGTTCGTCGTCCCACAGAGCGAGCGAGGGGTGCTCAGTGGCGCCCACCAGTACGTTACTGTCCCAACCTCCCATGCAGCCCCTGAGACGAAGTGGGAACTTGACGCTCTGAACGAGCTCGCGGAGTCACTCGATGGTGCAACCGGATTGCACACGAATCATCGAAGCTCGTTGGCCAACATTTGGGGTTCGGATCCGCTACGCACAGCTGACGCAGGTCATTTTTATCGTGTGAACGCGCCGACTGGCACCGGTAAAAGTGTGGCTATGGTCATGATGTCGATCGATGCTGCTCGCAGAGGACACCGGGTGGTGATCGCGGTGCCAACGTTGGTTGAGCTTGAGAACACGGTTCGGATTCTCAAGCAATCCGCTGCGGTGACAGCGCCTGATATCACGGTTGCCCCCCTGCACTCAGCAACACGCGTATACGAGCGCGGAAAGCTTCAATTTCAGCAGGGTCATTCTGCACCGGCCTACGACTATGCCTGCTTACTCGATGCCTATGCCTCGGATACGCTGCAAGTTGAACCTGGAAAAGAACCGTGCTTTAACGTTCGGGTATCGACACAGGAAGAAGGTCGTGCAGAACAATCAAAGCGGCTGAATCACTGCCCTTTCCTGTTCAAGTGCGGACGAACAACGATGCTGTCGCAAGCTCTGGAAGCGGACGTCGTGGTGATTAACCATCACGCCCTGTTGTCCGGAACAACCCGCATTCCATTGTCCGACTCAGACCGGTGTCCAGGCCCACGCAGCTTCATAGAGCTGCTGCTAAGAACAGCACCGGTGTTTCTTGTCGACGAAATCGACGGTCTACTGAAGTCTGCGATCGACAGCAGCGTCATCGAATTGAAGCTGGGCAATCAAGGTGACAACAGCCCGCTGCTCCGTCTATTCAATACAGTGGCCGGTCGATCCAGCATTCCTGAGATTGATCGAAGCAGCATGTACCGCGTGAACTGGGCGCTTACCTACTGCACGCTGAGTGTCAGCCAGCTAATGAACCTCCAGCAAGAGGAATATTTCGAGTGGCCAAAGAAAGAAACCACTTGGTCGGACGCAGACGACACGTTCATTACCGAAAAGCTTGGTATTGATCGTGAGACGCTTGAGCACTTGTTCAACAGCACGAACCGCATACCGGGCTATCTGGAAAAGCTGAGTCACCACCTTGCTCACTGGCAATCAAATGGGGGCCAGTACAAGCTTGAGGCCTTGGCAATCAATCTGGGCCATCTCGTCAAAGAGTTGTCCGACAGCGACTTGCTTCCTGCGCGTCTCAAGGAGCACGATCAAATCCGCCTCAAGGCGTCACTCATCTTGCGAGGCACGTTAGAAGCGATCGAAACGCACCTGCGCAACCTTCAGGTCGAGCTACCCAGCTTCGTGAACGCCGAAATACCTTATGCCTACGAGGTCAAACGGAGTATCGCAGGGCCGGAGCCGCTGAGCCCGACTCCGAATGGCCCCTTGCAGCGAGCCGTATTTGGCTTCAAACGTAAAGACACCGGAGACAACGACTCAACTCTGAACGTTGTCGCAATGCGTGGGGATCCGCACAGCACACTGCTTTCGCTGCCAGATGTCAGCGCCTTGGGCTATGCCGGTGTAAAGCGATTGTTTATCGGCTTCTCGGCGACTGCCTACTTCCCCGGCGCTAGCGCTTACGATCTTCGTGCTAAGGATTTCATCGACGTTCCCGATGTAGCTGGCCAGGTGACTTTCGAAAATGTGCCTCAGACAACCGCTATCTCTGGCGCTCAGTTCTCGCAGCGAAAATTCCTGGTATCAAAATTCGCCAAAGAGATTTGGCCGTGGCTACGCAGCCGACTTGCAAGCTTGGCCAACGACCCCGTCACGCAGACGCGTGCCCGCCTGCTGCTGGTCACCAATAGCGATGCAGACGCTGAAGTTCTGGCCATGACCCTGGCCAGGATGCAGGGCGGTCCTGGTCAGCTGGTAGGCTGGGTTCGTGGACGGCAAAGCGACTACAAGCCGTCCTCGCTAGATGCACAGCAGATGCTTGCATACGATGATCTCGCTGAGTTCACCAACGGCCGACACAAGGACAAAACTCTGCTGGTCAGCGCCTTGGGCCCAATGGCGCGTGGACACAACATTGTGAACAGCGACGGATTTTCAGCCATTGGTGCTGTGGTGATCTGTGTACGCCCTCTTCCATCGTCAGATAGCCCCAACAACAATCTGGCGCACATCTGTTACGAAACCAGCAAGTTTGTAGCGCCATCCAGCAGTCCGGGCGTATTGATGATGCAGGAACGGAAGCATTCCAATGCGCTGCTGCAAAAGATTCGTACCGCCCGCCCCGCGTTCAGCCAGCAGCCGGCCAACATCCGCCACTACACGATCATGAACATCCTTGTGAGCCTCACCCAACTGATCGGTCGTGGACGCCGGGGCGGCACACCTGTGACTTGCTACTTCGCCGATGCGGCATTTCTCGAAGGTTTGAAGCCGTGGCCTCTGATGCTTAACGAGAGCGTTGAACAGCTCAAGCAAGACGGCGATTGGAACCAGTTTGCCCGTCATCATGCCGGCGTTGCATCGGCACTTTTGAAATACATCAATGGATCAGTGAAGGACGCACGATGAAGGTTCTTGAATTACGCACCAGCCTCTTTGAGTTCGATCCAGCAGCTTTGGGACAAAGCTACCGCGTCGTGGTAGGCCCGCATTACCTTGATGCCTGGCAAGCTCTTCAGGGACTGGTAAGGAAACCCCATCCTGGCCTACCGACCATAGGGCTTGAGGAAATGCTCGCCACCCTCTCTGGAGGGCCGGTCAAGGTGAACCTGTTTCCGCAAAAAGAAGGAGGCGTCTCGGCGATCCTTTTGCTGAAGCCCCTGCCCGTTGACACCATCAACGAAGCGCTCCGCCTTTGGGCTATGGACGTGATGCAGTTTTACAAACAAGAACTGCTCGAATTCGAAGGCAAACTGGTCGTCACCGACCTGGTACCTATGGACACTGCCCGCTTGGTCGCGTCCGGTGACGTATCGTCCCTTGCGTACACAGTCATTCCTTGGTTGGTAGGTCAAGCGCTGATTGCGAAGCCAATGCAAGCAGCGAAACCTCTTAAGCTTTATCAGGCTGCCGACGGGTGCGTGCTCGCCTGGGACGACCCAGTCGTTTCGGAAAGCGACGTACGCTACGCCAGTGCGCTTCACGCCATCGAGCCTGCATTGGTGCTGATCTACGGCCAATCCAAGCCCTATCTACAGCTGCGGGTAAAGCTGACTCAGGTGATGCCGAATCTCAAGGGTCAAAAGAAGCATGCCTGGGTCAAAACTGGCGACCTGATTGTCAAAGCAAAAATCCGGAGCAAGCCCGACGGGCATGGGGGCTGGGAAACATTTTACGAACATCCCATTGAAAAGTTGCTGACCTTTATGGGGGTTCCGTCGTTTCCTCCAATAATCGAGGGCGATATCCCTGTCGACAGCGACGTGCGCCCTATCTACGCCATTCCACCCTCGAACCCCTTGATCGCGTCAGGCACTGGCCCCCTGTTTCTTGACCAGGCAGGATTCCATCTGCTTGCTTGTCTACCAAGGACAAAGCCGCTTCTGGTCAGAAAATCTGTCGCTGTTCTGCGCGAAGAAAAGACCAATGCTACGGGCGAGGTGATCGACTTGAACGTGATGGTCTTGGCAGCTCACGCAGACGTGATGCTAAGGCTTCACGGGGCGAGTTCAAACTTGGCCAGGGACAGCAAGTTCTTCAAGAAAGTCGCCCCACCACGTGTGACGCTGTCACGTCTGGATGTGCCAGATGCGCAGCGTATGCTGGAGGGGCAGCATGACCTGAACAGCCTCAACGAATGGTTATTGAATCACGTGGTTCCGGCGAGCAGAGTGCTCGCTCAAAACGGCGCCAAGGTCATGATTGTTGAGACCAGTGCATCAGCAGCATCACGCGAAACTGGACTCGATCCCAAGCACGTCATCCGCCGGGTGCTGGCGAAGCATGGCATCGCTACCCAATTCATTATGCACGTTGACCCCGATGCACAGGTGAAGAAGCGCAAGCCTAAGGAAGATGACCGTGATTTCAAAGCGATCAACTCGATCATCGAAGCGATTCGGTTGAGCGGCCAGCACCCTGCCCCTACACCCAAGGTCAAGTCGATGCCGGCCAACACTACGGTAGTTTCAGTCCTGCTAGATCGACTCCAGGACAAAGGCTGGGCGAAATTTCTACCCGTGATCACGCGCACCACGCTCGGTGGCCACACCCCTGAAATCTTCTGGTTTGAGTCTGGCGCAGAGTCTGCAGGCAAATGGTTCAGCTACAGCGCGGGACTGACTGCGATCCATGCCACGGACACGCTGCTGACGCCTGATCAATTGAAAACACTGATCACCCAAGCCCTTCTTGATTGCAAAATCAATCCAGCTGACTCGTTGATCGTCTGCCTCGATGCAGACCTGAGAACTTTTTATGCAGGCCTAAAAGACAGTCCTGGTGAGGGGCTACCAACCGTACCGGACGATGCAGCAGTAGTGCGAATCCGTGCGGACCATCAGGTAGCACAGATCAGTGGTAGCCACACCTTGTCGCCGCAAGCAGCCCACTACATTGGCACGAAGGTCGGCGCGTTCCAGTCCTGTGAGAGTCCCTCAGTGTTTTACTTTGTGTCTCCATCCAAGCAGTTTGGCAGCGTTCGTTCGCAGCGTGACAACACCCGTTACGACGTACGGGAGAGAGATCTTCGGGATCCTTGGCAACAGCTCGGCGTCACGGAAATTGCCATCATCCAGCCTGGAGCCTTTGACGGTGCAGCTGCGGTTGCCGAGCAAGTGGCGTTGCTCTGTCGCAACCCACCACTGTGGGATGGTCATCTGCGCCTGCCTGGCCCGATGCACCTTGGCAAGCAAGTAGCTGCAGATCATCCAGTTATGGAAGCGCGGCGAAAGACAGAGGCTAATCGATCAGCCGGTTAAAGCCGCCTGGTAACCGTTCATTACTAGACACGTATAAGTCATAACACCCAGCATTTCACAAAGAGCGCGAATGCCAGCCATCACGCAGTTAGAGTTGCAAAACTTCAAAAGCTTTCCTGCACTGACGCTGCACTTTGATCCAGGCACTAACGTGTTGATCGGGGACAACGCTACGGGCAGGAGCAGTGTCCTGGGTGAAGATCAAGGCTTGTATGTATATCAGAACCTGACGCAGGCGGCTGGCGACGGCCTGCGGGTGGCTATCGTGCCCTTGATAGAAGATTTTGGGCCTACGATTCTTGAGCTGTTGCGCACTAACAAGGAGAGCTTCCCTTTCGAGTATTACACAGTGCAGTTCTCAACATTCTCGGGTGCACCACATGTCCGCTACAGGCGACCGGTCAAACATCTGCTGATCGACAGCTCCCGAATCGATACCGAATATGCGGCTGGGGAGTACACGCGAACCGTCTTCGGCTAACACACCCAGGTGCCGGATCGATACCTTCTCGAAAATCAGTATCGCCGGGGCAAAGAGGGTTTCCAGAAAACTAACCTGAAAGCGCTGAACGACACCCTAGGTGACTACCAGTTTGCCCTCAGAGCAAGGCTCATCCTTCCTCGGCCTGGAAAAGCACAATGAGCTTCTGATTGTAGTCATCCAGATATCAAAGCCGCCTAAGACGACGAGTCCAAAATGCCAAAACGCATCAACCGCGATAAGCGGCTGCCATCCACAGGCAAAGAACCGGGCACACGAGGCTTCATAAATGAAGCACCTCAACTATCGCGGCAAGCAGCAGGCAGACGCTAGCCACGGCGGTAAGCCGTAATCGCATCGGAAGGTACCAGGCGGGCAAGCTTATAACCTGCGAGAGCTGCCTGTCCTGCCAGAGGTGGACAACAAAGCCGATGACCATCAGCAAGCAACCCAATGGCATTGGCAGTAACGTGGCAATCCAGGCAATAAGTGCAGGGATGACACTCCAGATGAACCGGCCGCTGCGCTGCTCGGCTTTCATGTCTTGCGCGGTCATGGCGAAGCCCCAGTGCAAGGCGCCGACGAAGCTCAGGATGACGGCTCCATAGTTAACAAGCGCAATCGCAAACAGCGGCCGATAGTTGCCAGAGAACGGGATCAGCAGCGCCAGAGAAATAAACGGTAAAAGGCCGCCATAACCCAGCAGGCTGACGTGCTTTGGCAGAGAGGTTGAAGGCAACGCGTTCAT